TGCGCGAGAAGGAAGTGGCCTCGATGCTTGCCAGAGATGGCGTGATGCAACCCCGAGTGCCCAATGGCTCCAGATGACAAGTCGCGCTGGCTCGTTACGTTGCCTCCGGATGATCGGCAGGCCTTCCTTGCTGCTCTCAGCCCGAACGAACGGGCAGAGCTTCAGCATCTCTGGGAACTCTGGGGGCGTTCTGAGCAGCGCGCTCCGGCGGGCGACTGGCGCCTCTGGCTGATCCTGGCGGGCCGCGGCTTCGGGAAAACCCGCGCTGGCGCGGAATGGATTCGCGAGATCGCACGAGACAACCCGATGGCGCGGATTGCTCTGGTAGGCGCCTCGCTTCCTGAAGCGCGGGCGGTGATGGTGGAAGGGGAAAGCGGCATTCTTGCCTCCTCTCCGACCCATCGCCGCCCGCGTTTCGAGGCGTCTTTGCGAAGAATATCGTGGGACAATGGCGCACAGGCCTTCATCTATTCCGCGGCCGAGCCTGAAAGCCTGCGTGGCCCGCAACACAGCCATGCATGGTGCGACGAGATCGCCAAATGGGAGAATGCCGGAGAGCGGGCCATCCAAGCATGGGACAACCTGCAGATGGGCCTGCGTTTGGGCGAGCAGCCGCAAATTCTGGCGACGACAACGCCGCGCGCCGTGCCGCTGCTGCGGCGGCTGCTTGCGAACGAGAATGACGAGGACGTCGTTATCACCCGCGGCAGCACCTACTCGAACGCGCTGAACCTGCCGAACCGCTTCATCAGCGCGATGAAGAAGCAGTTCGGCGACACCACCTTGGGCCGACAGGAGTTGAACGGCGAGATGCTCGCCGAGGTTGAAGGCGCGCTGTGGACCCGGGCCATGCTCGAGAAGCGCCGCGACGCCTTCACGAGCGAGCCAATGTCCCGCGTGGTGGTGGGCGTCGATCCCCCGGCGTCGGCAAGGGGCGACGAATGCGGAATCATCGTCGCGGGGATCACCCATAGCGGCATGGGAATGGTGCTTGCCGACGCCAGTGTCGCAAAAGCCAGCCCGGAGCGTTGGGCGAATGCAGTGGCATCAGCCGCGCAGGCGTGGAAAGCGGAACGCGTGGTAGCCGAGGCGAACCAGGGCGGTTCGATGGTGGAAAGCGTCTTGCGAGCAGCCGACTTCCAGATGCCGATTCGGCTGGTGCATGCGAGCCGCGGCAAGTCCGCGCGGGCAGAGCCTATTGCAGCGCTCTACGAGGCCGGCAGGGTGCACCATGTTGGCGTGTTCGCAAAGCTCGAGGATCAACTCTGCGGCATCATGGCCGGCGGTGCCTACGAGGGCCCGGGGCGGAGTCCGGACAGGGCCGACGCAATGGTCTGGGCTCTGAGCGAACTAATGCTCGGGAACCGTGGCCAGGCCCGCGTCAGGCAGTTCTGACCGCCTGATCTTCGGCCGCCGTGCCGAGCAACCGACTGCCGACGCAGCCCGCTCAAGCGGCCGCCGGAACGACGCACAACAAGGAAACGAGCATGTCCTTCCTCGACAGCTTGCGCACCGCCCTAAAGGGTGGCGGCGGAGCACGTGTGCCGCTGGCACGCAATTATATCTCGCCCTGGTCGCTGGCGTTCGAGACATCGGGGACGCGGGCCCCGTACGAGTATCGCCGCGCGGTAAGGGAGGCGTTCCTCCTCAACCCGGTGGCGCAGCGTGCGGTGCGGATTGTCGCAGAGGGCGTCGGCAGCGCGCCGGTCGCGGCTAACGACCAGGAGGTCCGGCAGCTGCTAGGCACCACCTCCGCGGGCCAGTCGCTGCTTGAGACTCTCGCCGCGCAGGTGCTGCTTCACGGCAACGGGTATGTCCAGATATTGCGCGATGCCGATGGTCGGCCGGTCGAGCTGTTTGCACTGCGTCCCGAGCGTATGTCGATCGTCCAGGGCGACGATGGCTGGCCTGCTGCCTATCAATACAAAGTCGGCGACACGACGCTGAGCCTTCCCGTGGAAGACGCAGACGGCTGGCCGACCGTCATTCATCTCAAGTCCTTCCATCCCGCCGATGACCATTTTGGGGCTGGCTGCCTCTCCGCCGCGGAGGAGGCCGTGCTCATCCACAATGCTGCGGCAAGGTGGAACAGGGCCCTGCTGGAGAACGCGGCGCGCCCCTCCGGCGCGCTGATCTATGATCCAGTAGAGGGCGGCAGCCTTACGACCGATCAGTTCGACCGGCTGAAGGCGGAGCTGGAGCAAGCGTTCGCCGGCAGCGGTAATGCCGGGCGCCCGATGCTGCTGGAGGGGGGGCTCAAATGGCAGAGCCTCTCTCTGAGCCCCGCCGACATGGACTTTGCGGAGCTCAAGGCCGCAGCCGCGCGAGACATTGCTCTGGCGTTCGGCGTACCGCCGATGCTCCTCGGCATGCCCGGCGACAACACCTATGCCAACTACAAGGAGGCCAACCGCGCCTTGTGGCGCCTGACCCTCCTTCCACTCGCCGGAAAGATACTTTCCGGGCTGCAGCAGGGACTAAGGCCCTGGTTTCCGGAACTGACGATCTCGGTTGATCTCGACCGCGTTCCGGCACTGGCTCAGGACCGCGAAGCCCTATGGTCGCAGGTCTCGGGAGCGGACTTCCTCGAACCGGAGGAGAAGCGCTCGCTGCTCGGTCTTCCGCCCAAGGGAGGCAAAGGATGAACCGCGAGGACATGCTCGCCAAGCTGATCGCCCAGGCGACCACGGAGGGCAGCGACCTGATCACCGTGCGCGCGATCGTAGAGGAAGCGAGCGAGCTCGGCGCAAATCGCGTGCTCATTCGCCTGAACCTCAACGACGATCGGGCACAGAACGATATCGACGAACTGCGCGAGCTTCTCAGCGCCTGGCGAAGCGCGAAGTCGAGCGCGTGGAATGCCGTAGTGGAATGGGTGGTCAGAGGAACAATGGCGCTGCTGCTGATCGGTATCGCCGTGCGTCTTGGTGTCCCGGGGATGTTCCATTGAGCACCGCCCCCACTCCCCGCATCGCCGGCTACGCAGCCTTGTTCAACATTGCCGACGGGGTGCGCGACACGATCCAACCCGGCGCCTTTGCGCGAACCTTGGCCGAGCGCCGGGACCCGCTGCCGCTCTACTGGCAGCATCGACCTGCGCAGCGGATCGGCACGGTCGAGAGTGTCTGCGAGGACAATCGTGGACTCCGCGTGATTGCCCGCGTGGACAATGTGCACAGCCGCGCTGCTCAGCTCCTGCGCGATCGCGCCGTCACTGGGCTCAGCTTCGGCTATCTCGCACGTCGCTATCGGATGCTGCCGGCGGGAAGGCTGCTGGAAGACATCGATCTGCTGGAAGTCAGCTTAGTGACTCATCCTCTGCAGCCAAGAGCCAGAGTGCACCTGCTGCGATGATCTCGAGCGGAGCGACGGGACCGCCCCGTGAGAGATGCCTGCCATGGCGGGCTCCTGAACCATGGGTCTCAACAGGCCGCCCAAGGGCGGCCTTTTTCTTACTAGTGAAAGGTGACTGCCGCGATGGCTATGCAACGTGAAACAGAGGCGCTGGCCTCCTCCTTCGACCTGGTCGCCCGCCAGGACGAAGCCGAAGAGAAGATTGCGGGTCTGCGCTACGACGTGGATGAGGTGAAGGCGCGCCTCGAGCGGGTCAGCCGCGTCGCCGGCCGCCCTGCGCTCGGCGCGTGCAAGGCTCTTGAGGTCAAAGGGTTTGTGGACGGCTATCTTCGCCAGGGGCGCGAGACTGAGCTCAAGTCAATCGCCGGTGTGATCCCCGCGGATGGGGGCTTTACCGTTCCGACCGAAATCGATGCGCTGATCGCCCGCCAGCTGCGGGAGGTCAGCCCAATCCGCCAGCTGGCGCAAGTCGTCACGGTGGGAACCGCTGGCTATCGTAAGCTGGTCACCACTGGCGGCACAAGCAGTGGATGGGTGGGTGAAACAGCGCCCCGCCCGGGAACGGACACTCCCGAGTTCGCGGAAATCGCACCGCCCACCGGCGAGCTTTACGCCAACCCGGCAGCGAGCCAAAGCATGCTGGACGACACTGCCTTCGACCTCGAAGCCTGGCTGGCGAGCGAGATTGCCATGGAGTTCGCCCGCGCTGAAGGCTCCGCCTTCGTCAATGGCAGCGGCATCAACCAGCCGCTCGGCTTCCTCTCCTCCCCCGTGTCCATGGCCGGAGACTCCGTGCGTCCGTTTGGCACATTGCAATATATCGGCTCGGGCAGCGCAAGCGGCCTGGATGCTCACCCCGAAGACCAGCTCATCGACCTCGTTCACACGCTGAAGGCAGGCTATCGCCAGGGAGCCGTCTGGGTGATGAACTCCACCACCCTTTCTGAAATGCGTAAACTGAAGACGGCGGAGGGCGCGTTCCTTTGGCAGGCCGGCCTGGTCGACGGCCAGCCGGATCGGCTGCTCGGCTTTCCGGTGGTCGAAACCGAAGACATGCCTGAGGTAGAGGCCGGCATGTTCCCGATAGCCTTCGGCAATTTCAAAGCCGGTTACCTTATCGCGGAGCGCAGCGCGACCACGATCCTGCGCGACCCGTTCACCAACAAGCCTTTCGTCCATTTCTACGCGACGAAGCGAGTGGGCGGCCAGGTGCTGGATAGCGCAGCCATCAAGCTCCTGCGCATCGAGGCGTAGGCAAGTCATTGCCTCGCCCGAGGGGCGGCGCGCTCAAGCGCCGCCCCCCTTGCACGCTCGCGCCGCAATCCGCCTCCCACCCGCGGCGCGGGCGTGCCTTTCTACTCTTCCAATTACGGAGACCGCCATGAAGCGGGCAATCGTCGTGCCGGCCATCGTGGCGGGCGCGGCCCTCGACGAGCTGAAGGATTGGCTCGCGATCACCACGCCGCGCGACGATGCGGTGCTCACCTCCCTGCTACATGGAGCGTTGGACATGTGCGAAGCCTTCACGGGACAGATGCCGCTGGAGGCTCTTTGTGAAGAGGTGTTGCCGGCGTCGGCCTTCTGGCAGAAGCTGCAGACTCGGCCCGTACAGGCCGTCGCCGGCCTTGAGGGCCTGCGTTCGGACGGCACGCGTTTCCCGATCGCCCCGGAAGACCACGCGCTCGAGTTAGATGCTGATGGCGGTGCGCAGGTTCGGCTGCTGCGGCAGGTGGGGGCCAGCCGAATTGCAGCGCGCTTCACCGCAGGAATGACGGCGAATTGGGCAGCGCTTCCGGAAAGCCTCCGCCAGGGAGTCCTGCGGCTGGCCGCGCATCACTACTCACAACGGGGCACCTCGGGCAAAGAAACTGCGCCGCCTGCCGCCGTTGCAGCGCTCTGGCGCCCGTGGCGCCGGATGCGGTTGATATGATCACCGCCCGCTCCGCCCTTCGAAGCCGCGCTCTCGTCAAGCTCGAGGAGAGGGCTGCGCGCCTGGCGGCTGCCTACGCCGAGGACAAGCTGCGATCCCGTCGCGCCGACCCGGTTCGCTGGCGCATGCCTCGCCTGCTCTGGCCCCTCATGACCGGAGACAAGTAGATGGAAACGATGCTTCGTGCGGCGCTGATCGAGTGGCTGCGCGCCGACCCTGCCCTGACCAGTGAACTGAACTCCGTCGCCGAAGAAGCGCCTGTGGCCATCGCCCCGCCTTGGCTAGGCCTCGTTGCGAGCGCCAGTGTCGACTGGAGCACCAAGACCCGGAAGGGTCGAGAGGTCCGCGTTGCGCTGGAGCTACATGTGCGCGGCGATGACCCGGCAACGGCCGGCCATGTTGTCCGGGCCATCGAGGAACGCATCGAAGCCTTCCCCCCCACGCGGCCGCAATTCGACGTCGCGTCAGTGACCTTCCTGCGAGCACGTGCCGAGCAGCGCTCCGGGAACAGGCGCGCCATGCTGCTCGAGTACCGCTTTCGCATCCTCACCCCTGAGATGCCCGAAGAAGGAATCCCACAATGACAGCCCAAAAGGGTTCTGCCTTCCTCCTGAAGATCGGGGACGGCGGACAACCGGTCACTTACCGGACCGTCGCAGGTCTCCGCACGACCCAGATGTCCATCAATGGCGACACCGTCGTGGTGACGCACAAGGAGTCAGGCGGCTGGCGCGATCTGTTGTCCGGCGCCGGTACGCGCTCCGTCTCCGTGAGCGCAGCCGGCATCTTCCTCGGCAGCGCGGCCGAGTCGGCGATACGCGCGCACGCCCTTGCCGGCACGATCGAGGATTACGAATTATCCTTTGAGGATGGCGAGAAGCTGCGCGGACGGTTTCTGGTACAGCGCCTCGACTATGCCGGCGATTTCAACGGCGAGCGAAACTATACGCTGCAGCTTGAGAGCAGCGGTCCGGTACGTCCCGCATGAGCGATCTTGCCAACGCCATTCGCGGAGAGGCCACGATCCTGATCTCGGGTCATCCGCGGATCCTTCGCCCTTCCTTTTCCGCTCTTGTCGCTGCCGAGGAAGAGATCGGCTCACTCTTCGGGCTGGTTGAACGAGCG